CATCGCCTAGCGCAGATACCTCTGTGTATCCTAGCTGTATCCCTGAAGCGTCCAAATCATTCATATAGTTATTCATAGCAAATATGAAGTCGCTATACTCATCAGGCTGTAATGGTGCTTCACTAGCCTGGACTAATATTCTTTGTAAAGATGCCTTTGCAACTTGAGCAACAGTAGCCATTATTCGTACATAGCTCCCTTTGCTTTGAATTTGCCTTTGGGCTTTTTCTTAGCAGCTTTGGCAGCATCGCTCTTGCCTTTTTTTGTGTAGGGATATTTCTTTCCGTCAACCATTGGCATAATTCACCTCACTCAAATGTTGCTGTCTTTGCTGAATTCTTAAAGGCTTTTGCTGTTGGTGCGCCTTTAGACCCTACCTTTCGCATCCGCTCTGGCGTTCTCCCAGCAGCTTTCTGACGCTTAATTCGCTTACGTTTTTTGTGGATGTTAGCGTATAGACCTTCACTCATAAGTAGCACTCTTTGCGCCTTTGCACTTCCATCGCTTGCGACTCAAGTTATTAGGCGTGTTGGGATCGTTTTGTTGTCTCTTAGATAACCTCTTCTTAATACCCAAAGACCTCGCGCAATACGCATCACCTTTCTTTGTTCCTGCGCGTACACGAGAACCACCGTCACTGGCCTTACCAGCCTGCCCATAGGAGACTTTCTTGCCAGTGGCGGTGACTTTTACTTTTGCCTTACCTTTTCTTGGAGTAGCCATAATAAAAAACTAGGAGCCGAAGCTCCCAGAATCACACAAGGTTACTTTCCAAATCCGCTTCCGGCAAACAGAGGATTGAAGCAGGCGTACGCAGGAAGCAAATCGAAACGAATCTTCTGCGTGTTAGCGTCACCGTCTGCGTACTTAGACACACGGATGCTCATACCATCGCTGGTAGTTGCAATCGTATCGGTTGAGTACAGCTTAGGCAGCTTCACAGTTCCAAGACCAAACGCTTGCTTGGTGAAGAACATATTAGGCTGATAGACAGTTGACGCAGCACCAAGGATAGTCACAACCGCGCCGTCAGCAGGAGCTGCGTCTACGTTGTTGTATTGACCGTTAGCTTCGTAGATAGCCGCGCCAGAGACTGTAATAGTCGCAGCGTTAGCAGCGATAGTAACATCCTCAAGGACAGTGCCTGTCCACGGAACAGCAGCACCTGCGCTATCAAGGATAAGCTCACGAGTAGCAACATTTAGACGATTAACGCCTGCAATAGTTACCTGATCGCCAGCTTTGATAGTACCAGTACCCAGACCATCAAGAACCAAAGTCTGCTGCATGGTGTCCTTGGCTGTGACGTAAGTCGCGTCAGGAGCGCCATTCAATGCGCCTGCACGATCAGTGGTAGAACCAGACGTATAGCTGCTGAGAGCGTTAGAAGTCAGAGCCATCATGCCGCCAAAGTTCTGGCTGATTTGCGCTCTCTCCCAAGCTGTGCGAACAAGACCGTCAGACGCATTCAGACCGTTCTGAGCTGATGACAGCGCAGTGGTTGTGAATGGGTTCATCAGATAGTATTTCTCGTCTGACATTGGAACGCCAACAGAGTCCATCAACGCACCAGCACCTGCTACGTCTGACCAAGCATCAACAACAGTACCACGATCACCATAGGTCAACGCTGCGTTCTTACGCATGAACGCGCCAAGGTCTAGCTCAAGGTCAGTTACGATTCTGCGAGCCATTGGCTCAAGGATTTGGTCTAACTGGTCTAGCTCAAGAGCCTCTTCCACGTTGCCCCATTCTGTAGCGGCTGTGAAGTAGTTTTGAACTGTACCAGTTGCTTTACCAGCAATGATGTCAGACTTAGTAGAAGCACTGATATCACCGCCAGAAGTGCGGATTGTGTTGTAGTCATGCGGACGCTTAAAGTCTACATTTGAACCGCTAGAAGGATTGAATTTGCCTGACAACAGTTGAGTGTTGACAGTTTTTGTTACTACACGAGAAGCCTCAAAGGCATCTAAGAAGACACGAGCGACTTTCCGTGTGACGTTGCTATTAAGATTATTAGCCATTTCTGGATCACCTCATTCATTCAAAAGTTGCTCCTTTAGGGCCACCAGCTTTGGGACTTACCCCAGCACCTTTTGGCGTGTCTAGTGGATCAGGAGCGGCATTTACATTAGGTTTAAGTTTTCTAGCCTTTGGCATAATGGTCTGATCTAAATACAGCAACGCTTGATTAGCAGGCATATTCGCCAGCTTATCTAACTCTAAGAGATTCTGACCTAAGTACAGAGTTCCAAGACTTCCATCTTCTAAATCAATTAGATGGCTGGACAGCATTGGGTTTATCCCAAACTGGCCTATCTTGTTAGCTGCGCTTTGCAGATCCTCAGTCTTTACACCGAGCTTCTTAGAGCGTTCTGCGTAGGTTGCGATCTTCGCATTCTGCTCACTAATTGCCGCTGCTTGCTGTTGACGCTGTAATTCTAGCTGCTGACCTTGCATGGCCTGCTGCCTAGCCTCAAACTCTGCTCGCTTAGCAATCGCCTCATCACGCTGTCGGAGCTGCTCCTGTATCTCTCTATCAGAGAGACTATAGAAGTCAGGCACTTTCGGCACTTCGGGCGGCTGTTCTTTAGGAAGCCTAGCTTCTAGCTCTTGTAGGCGATTGCGATAGTCCTCGGCCTGACGCTCTGCTTCTCGCGCCTTCCAAGTCTTCTCAGCCATAGCCTTGTCAAAAGCCTTCTGCTGTTCTTCGTTAAAAACAGGTCTAGTAGATTTCTCCTGACCTTCGTCAGTATCCGTTGATGAGTCGGAATCAGTTTCCTGATCTACATCCTCTATGTCTTCAAACTCAATATCTTGAGTCTCATCGACCATATCGTCTGGTTGCATCTTATACCTACTGTAATGCCGTCAAATAAACGGTGACGTTCCGTGCCTCCATGAAAGCGTGGAGTGCGCTAGTGGTCAAATATACCACAATTTAGTTAAAAGCAATACTTTTAAGATTTTGGCTCAGTAATTTCTTTTTCTTCATCGCGCAAAGCCGAAACAGCACCTAGCGCTCCAGCGCCAGTAGCCAAAGGAACCATGTATGTCTTAGTAATATCATAAGGATCAAATATAGCAGCAACCTTGCCTAGCTTTGGATGGTCTACAAAATAGCCAGTGTAATTGCTGTCTGCTATGCGCTTTTCGGAAGCAGTTGTATCATTTGGAGTCCATAATTTATCAGGGTCTTTCCTAGCGTCATAAAGCAATTCAGGCTCAATTAAAACTTCATTTTGAATGCTGCCTATTCCCATCTCTTGTCTATACGGATTCTCCGATGCAGGGATACCGTAATAGGAGCGCTTGACGAAATCTGGGTCTGAGGCTCTATTTCTTTCAGCAATGGTCCTACCAGAGAGTCCTTCGCCGTACATTTCTGGATCGACTCGCTCAATGGGCCGGTTTGATCTGTGGATGATTCGCAGCTTTCCATCATCTGTGACTGCTCCTTCCAGCCCTGTCTCACCACGGCGCAAAGCATCAAAAAATCTTTCTCGCTTATCGTCATTGATTATCAATCCTGACTCAGATGCGTACCTCGGCATCAATCCTGTTTTCTGGTCTGCAAATATGGTGTCTTCAACACTAGCTGTGCGGTTTGCTTCAGCATTAGGCCCATAGTTTAAGAAAGAGTTTTGTCCTCTGGTCTCTGATGCTAATGCTCGCCTTGCTAATGGAGAATACATTCCAGCATGAGATTGGTAGGCGTTTTCTTCGCCCATTGCCCTGAATCCTACACCACCTCTACCATGCCCCATTGCATCGTGAACAAATCTAAAAATGTCATTATTTAGAGCAGGTTGACCGCCTATATTATAACCTGACTCACCCAATAAAGGATTATCTTTAGGATCAAAATTAACATCGCTTCCAAACCCAGAGCGAGTAGGAAATATTCCTAAGCGTCTATTTTGCTCAAGATCAATCAACGCTTCGTATGGGCTATTTTTATAAGGATCAACATCATTGATAAAATAAGGCTCAATTCCTCTATTTATCAAAGACTCATACTGTCCTAAAGTTTCTTCAATCATTGCATCATAAGAGCGTTTTACCTCAGGGTTTTGAGGATCGTGCCTCATCAAGTCATATTCTCTAGCTATCTGTGTAGCTCTTGGCTCATCTACAGAGACATAACGGACGATTGGCTGAGAAGGAATGCCAGAAAGTTGCGAGTAATCTTGAGCGGCGGCTGCTACTTCAGGGTTAGGGCCAACACGAACAGGGCCGCGCTCTGGGATTCTCGGCAAAGACGGAGCGCCTTCCAGCGGAGTGTCTCCAATAGTTAATGAAGGTAACTTATTAAGTTTATCCTGATTCCATATTTCGTAATGAGCGCCGCCTTCTCCGTCTGGGTAATATGCGCCGTCATAACCCATATCTATGAGTTGACCGTTTGAGTATTTATCCGTTTCATCAAAGCTGGCTAACTTTAGTTGAGAGTCATCTATTTGGCGTTGAACAATTCCACCTTCACCGGCTGCTGCTACCTCACCGATATCTGGGTTTGTGGTAAACCAAGCAGAACCGTCTGCGGATTTATCAAGATCAAAACCAAATTTATCTATTGCTTTTGCAGAATCAGAACTTGTTCCGTGGTATATGTTCCGCAAATTGCTTCTAGCTTTTTTTGCAACTTTAGAGGCTGCATCGCCAACAATAGGCACAACGCCCATCATGTTAATGCCAGTGCCAACCATGTCTCCTTGTGCATAGGCTCTTGATGCGTCCTCTAGGCCAAGAACGTCACCGACCACTGGCAAGAAATCTGCTGCTGTTTCAACGCCTCCAGCGGCATTAAGAAGACCTTGACGGTATCCACCTTCCAGACCTGTCGCATCTATTGCATCACGCATAAAGTTGCTTAAAGCTGACCTGAATGTAGGTCTGGCGTTCTGCATAGTCTGAACACGAGGAGCTACCTGCGTCCTACCTTGCAAGGAGTATTTTTTTGCTTGCTCCTGCTGCGCTATGGCGTTAAGAGCCGATGATCCTGCGCTGGGGCTGCGTTCAGCCATTCTGCATTCTCGCTATCTCAGAGTCGGACATATATCTCATGGCTCTGCGCTGAGCCTCAGCTCGCATCCTCTCGGCCTCTGCACGTTGCCTGTCGCTGATGTCAGCCATCTTCTCTTGGTTGTTGAGCTGCTCGCCTACTGCCTGTGCGCTTGTCCTGTCAATCGTAGCTCCTGCCTGCTGAGCCTTGATCTGAGTGTCCATGCGCTTAGTCTCTGCATTGAAGAAGTCTATCTGGTTTTCAGCCTGATCGCCTTGCATCTGCGTCTGGAGCTTCTGCGCTTCTAGCTGTAGCTTCATCTGCTCGTTCTGGAGCTTGGCCTGCTCTATCTGCGCTCGCAGCATTTCGGCCTGAGCCTTCATCTGCTCGGCCTGTGCCAAGACCATGTTTGGGTCTTGCTGTGGCTCGCCTTGCTGCTGCTGCGCTGCCGTCAGCTCTTCTTCGGTCATCTGGTCTTGAGGTATCAGGCCAGCAGCTATCATCTGTGAGCGTTTGCGGTCAGAGATTTGCTGAGCTGAGGCCGTAGCCACGTTGTCTAGCAGGACATCACCAGCGATCTGGAGGATGCTTGGATCGACCTTAGCAATCTCAATGATTGTTTCAATAGTCTCCTGTTGACGATTCTTGAAGCTCGCACCAGCCTTGACCTGCACATCATAGTTACCTACCGACAGGTCATTCACAGTCACCACATCGCCTGTCTGTTGGTCTATAACCTTCTGGTTGATGTCAGCAACGTCATAGGTGTTATCTTCCTTCAGCAGCCTCACAGTACGCGCTGAGTCGTATATCTCTGGGATGGCAGACACCAAGATGCGACCAGTGGCACGAATGCCAAACTCCAAGGCTTTGAAGTATTTGATCGTAGAGTTATCGCCTTTGTTCTGTAGAGCGTTGATTGCCACGCCAGACTGA